GGTGGGTCGGTACACCAACGAGAAAGCCAGCGACCAATTTAAGACTAACATATTCCACAGTAATATCAACACGCTAAAGTCACTCATGTTTGGCAAATTGCCGGAGGTAGAGTTCTCAAGGGCGCATCTGGACTTTAACGATGACGCCGCTCGCGTCGCGGGTATGATGCTGGAGCGAATGCTTCAGGCAGATATTGGTACACCGAATGATCTGTACTCTCAGGCTTTGAGAATGAATCTGGAAGACAGACTCTTGCCGGGGCTGGGCGTATCAAGAGTGCGCTACGAGTTTGACCAAGAAGAACAACAAATCGCAGCGGTTATTGACCAGCAGACGGGGCAAGAGATACAACCCGCCCGCACAGAGACTGTGATCACCAACGAGCGTGCCCCAATAGATTACTGCTTCTGGCGCGATTTCGCATGGTCTCCAGCGCGTAACTGGTCAGAAGTAAGGTGGGTTGCCTTCAAGACCTTGATGACCACGGAACAGCTTGTTGAGCGTTTCGGTGAGGCTCTGCCTTCAAGACCTTGATGACCACGGAACAGCTTGTTGAGCGTTTCGGTGAGGCTCTGGGTGATGACATCCCCCTGGACGCGGCGCTGCACAGTAGCGAGAATTCCGACTCACATGAGCGGGGAAGCCCCAGCCAGGATGCGTGGAAAAGGGCTGAAATTTGGGAAATATGGTCAAAAACGGACAAGAAGATATTTTGGTTTTGCAAAAACCACCCTACTATCCTGGATGTGAAAGATGACTTACTGAAACTCACCGGGTTTTTTCCGTGCCCCGAACCGATGGTAGCCAACATCACTACAACTGCTTTTATGCCAATACCCGACTATAAAATTGGTCAGGATTTATACTTGGAAATCGACAAACTGGAATCGAGAATATCGCTAATCACTGAAGCCGTGAAGGTGGTGGGCGTCTACGATCAAGCTGCCGAAGGCGTAAAACGTCTTATGAGCGAAGGCGTAGAAAACGACCTGATACCTGTGGACAACTGGGGTATGTTCGCCGAGAAGGGCGGGCTTGCGGGCACGATAGACTGGTTGCCCATTGAAGAAATCGCCAGTGTTCTATCGAAATTGGTAGAGCGCCGTAATGATGCCAAGGCGATGTTATACGAGATTAATGGTATTTCTGACATTATGAGGGGTGCCCAGGCTGCCGGGGGTGCTGTCTCTGCAACTGAGCGAGCGTTGGAGGCCCGCTTCGCCTCTGTCAGAATTCAAGCGTTACAAGATGAGTTTGCCAAGTACGCGACTGACCTGATTCGCCTGCGAGCTGAAGTGGTGAGTATCCATTTTCAGCCGCAATCTATCGTTGAGCAGTCTAATATCATGGTAACAGCAGACGCGCAACTTGCTGAACCTGCTGTAAAACTGATCAAAGACAGAAAGTCTATGATATGGCGAATTGAGGTCAAACCTGAATCAGTCGCAATGGTGGACTACGCTCAACTTAAAGATGAGCGGTCTGCTTATATCACTGCGCTCGCTACGTTTTTACAGTCAGCCGCGCCACTCGTCCAACAGGCACCTGAAGCTGCGCCGATTCTCCTTGAGATGCTCAAGTGGGGTCTGGCAGGGTTTAAAGGCTCCGCTCAAGTCGAGGGTGTGCTTGACCAGGCCATCGCGCTTATGCAACAAAGCAGTGAAGGCGGGGATGAGAATAAAGAACCCTCTCCTGAGCAAATGAAGCAGGAAATGGAGCAGGCGAAACAACAATTTGAAATGCAGAAGCTCCAGATGACGCAAGCCTTTGAAAAAGAAAAATGGCAGTATGAGATGCAGATGGCGCAGCAGATGACGCAGACCCGCCAGCAGGAGATCCAACTGGAGTCCCAGGCTAAGTTGATGCACGAGCAGGCGCAGGCGCAGCTCAACATCCAGGAAGACCAGCAAGAGACAGAAGAAGTTATCTTGCGTGAAGAAGCCAAGCAAGCCCTGGACATTGAATTAGAACGAGAACGCGCCGCGTTACGCCCACAACCGAAGGCTGATTAATGTCACATCTTTTATACGCGGTAACTTTTAACGGTAACCCAAAAGCAAAGAAGAATCGCTACCTGTATTACTCGCGAGTTCAAATGGCTGCTGACGTTGGTTTTATTGTGCCCGAGGCTGCGACGATTACTTTTGTAACCATCAATCGAGGCGACACTGACGACAGTGACATAGAGATAAACGTGAATGACGTTGTGCAGGATACTCTGGTTGTGCTAAATCAAAGCCATGTCTTCGTCACATCCATAGCTGTAACTGCTGGCGATTTGGTAACCGCGTTCAACAAGAACATGAACGACATGGATGACTTCACTATGACCCTATTCATCCAGTATGGCTCGGGCATAGAGGAGGCACCAGCAGACGGGTTCACCTATGGACGTAAAGATGCCGCGTGGGTTAAGGTAGTCCCGGCACCTTCAGGCGCTCAGTTCCCTGACCTTGCGGTGGGCGATATTGTTGACGTTACTATAGGAGCGGCTTCGTTGTCATCGCAAGAAGTGAAATCAATCCCCGATGCTAATCAGGTTTACTGGGAACTGGAAGATACCGTTACGTTAGAAATCACCATTGTAGGCCCAGCACTAACGACAATGATTAAACAATGAATGACCTTGAGCGTATTGAACGACTAGAGAACTCTCTTAACGCTTTGTTAATGTGGCTTACGCTTGCTTTAGGCAAGCGAGAAGCCTTGCGTATTAAAGATATGTTAGAAAAAACCCCGGAGGATAGTGATGTCAAAGCAAAATGAAGTCATACCACGTAACCGTAGCAAACCCTCGAACGTCAGTTTGCCCCCGAAACCTGTCGATAAGAAAAGCAAACCAAAGAAATGACAAAAAAGACTTACAGGCAAAACGCCGAAACAGGAGAACTGTATGAAGTTGCCAGACCCGCGCATAAATCGAATGTTGGGTACGATAGTTTCGAGCCTTGTATTTCTCCTGTTGACGGTAGTCGTATCCGGAATCGTGCAGAGCTTGTAACGCATAACCGTGTACATGGTGTAACTAACGACATTGATTCGTTGCGTGAACAAGGCGAGCGAGAACGGAATCGTAAGCCTAATACGGGCACCAAAAAAGAACGTGTTGCAGCGATTGTCGATGCAGTGGAACGAGCACAGTCGAGTGGATTCAGTAGGAGAATAGAGTATGACGATTGACGAAGAAAAACCCAGTGATAGCCGCTCGGACATATCCGCAGCTTTCGAGATTTTTGAAAATGCTAATGAAGACGAAACCCCCGCTGAGGTAGAGGATAAAAGTGAAGGCACGTTGTCCATGCCGAGTAAAAGCCCTTCTGTTGCAGATGACGCTGAGGCTGCCCCAGAGGTCGATGACGCCCCGGTTCTCGAAGCTACCCCAGAGGTCGCTGAAACATTTAAACCTCCCCAGTCGTGGACTCCTGCTGCCCGCGAAGGCTGGGACAAAGTACCCGATGCGCTGAAGTCACAAATCAGCAAACGCGAAGGCGAGATGAACGCGGTATTTGAAGAACGTAAAGAACTGCGCGGCGTCAATGACAATGTTGATAAACTGTTTTCACCTTTTTCTGCGATGTTCCAGGCGCAGGGTATTGACCCCTGGCGTGGCACGTACAACGTGCTCAATATGGCTGCCCAGCTTCAAGGTGGGTCAAAAGCACAAAAAGCGCAGGTTACCCTGCAATTAATCCAGGATTTTGGCGTGGACATTACCACGCTGGATGACTTGCTGGTGGGTAAGGAAAGCGTAACCTCACACACGGATGAGTTGGCTGATCTGCGTAACCAACTGGCTCAGACGCAACACTGGCAACAGCAGCAGCAGAACCAGCAGGATTACCAGCAGCAGCAGAACCAGCAGGTCACCAACGGCGCAATAGAATCTTTTGTTAGCGCAAACGAGTTCGCACAGGATCTACGCTTGCAGATGGCAGATTTTATGGATATGGCTGAGAGGGGCGGCGAAGGTTCTATCAGCCTGGATGTGGCGTATCAGCGGGCACTGGCGTCCAGACCTGACTTACAGTTAATTCTGACCAACCGCCAGAACACTACAAGCAACACTGCCGCGCTGGCACGGGCAAATGCCGCCAGCGGGTCTGTACCCCAGACATCCAGTGCGGGGGGTGACAAAATAGCGGCTACGAGCCGAAGGGCTGCCCTGCTTGACGCGTGGGACAGCGCATAGTAAGCTGGAAATAGACCTGCGTGTCGAATAAACGGTGCGCTTGAGTGTAGGAGAACCACGGTACGCCGATCCCCTAAAAAGCTCGCGGTATAAACTTTATCGTTAACTTTACATGGAGTGGGTAAAACCCACAGGAGGATAATGCTATCGCATTTCCCAATCTGTCAGATGTGCTCTCCACAACTATAGAATCACGTTCCAAGAAAATCGCGGATAACGTAACCGACAACAACGCTATCCTCAAGAAACTGTCACAGAAGGGGATGATTAAAACCTTCTCCGGTGGAACACAAATTCTGCAAGAACTCAGCTTTGCCGAGAACTCTAATGCTGGCTGGTATTCAAGTTCGACATCAAGCAATCTGCTGTCTCGGTTACTATCTCGGGTTTAGAGATATTAAAGAACGCGGGCAAAGAGCAGATGATCGACCTGCTTGACGCACGTTTAAACGTCGCTGAAGCGACTCAAGCCAACTTTATCTCTGCGGCTTTGTACTCTGACGGTACAGGTTTCGGGGGTAAAGAGATTACTGGCCTTGACGCCGCAGTTCCTGTTAACCCCGCTACGGGCACATATGGGGGCATCAACCGCGCAACATTTGAATTTTGGCGCTCGCAAGTCGGTACAGGTACAGTCCTGACTGCTGCGAATATTCAGCAAGATATGAATAGTATGTGGGCATCGCTGATCAGGGGTAAAGATATGCCTGACTGTATCCTGATGGATAACGCAACGTGGGAACTTTATGTTGCTTCTCTCCAGTCGCAGCAACGCTTCCACCAGGCTGAAGTTGGTGATTCCGGTTTTCCCACCTTGAAGTTTATGGGTGTGGATGTCTACCTTGACGGGGGTATCGGCGGTAACGCAACAGCGAAAACGATATACTTCCTGAACTCGAAGTACATCCATTATCGCCCTCACGCGGCACGTAATATGGTTCCTTTGTCGCCTAACAA